AGGCTTCACCATCACTTATTCTTATGGCAAGTCCTGAAGGACAAACAGCTTGTTTTTCCTTTAAATAAGGATGGCTGCCAGAAGTTAATTGAGACATACTAGTTGGTAATTCTCCATGCTCGATTTCGTATCGGGCACGTTAAAACATACTTTTTTATATAATTTTATATTGTAATAGAAAAATGTGGAGAAATCGCTCTCCACATATACATTTTATTTTATATTTCTTTATACCTTTTTATACTTCTTTATTTTAAAGTTGCGGAATAATTGCGTAATCAGCTATTACTGCGGAATGTATTTTCGAGTTTTTTTCTCTGAAAAGAAATCATTTATAACACCATCAAAAATATCTACTGCTTCATCATCCATTTCAGGAGTGAATGTTACATATCTATCTAAGGTTACTTGAACTGAGGCATGACCAAGTCTTCTTGATACTGCTTTGACATTTGTTCCAGCTTCTAGTGCTTTAGTTGCATAGAAGTGTCTCAATGTATGAAATCTAAATTCCTTGTTGTATGGTTTGAGCTTCTTTTGGATATTTCTTCTAACATAGCTAGGTCGCTTTAGATAACCTTTTGAATCACTACACACATATTTACCCCCTCCAAATGTTTTACCGTAGAGAAGGGCGAATTTATCCAAATTAGACTTATACTTTTTTAACATTTCTATCAAATCATTAGAAACTTTAATATTTCTAATCGATGTAGGGGTTTTTGTTGCAATTTCATGAATACCACCAATTTCACTTATTTGCTTATTGATATCTAATGTGTGCTTTTCAAAATCAACATCATCCCATGTCAAACCGAATATTTCAGAGCATCTTGCACCAGTGTAAAGAGCAATGTAGAAAGAAATGTATTCTGGATCAGTTTCATGGAATAGGGTAGGGATTAGCCTCAAGGTATCTTCATCTGGTAATTCATAATTTAAACATTTATCTTTTTTATATTTTTTCTTCCTGATATAGAGATATGGATTATTAGCTATAAATCCTTGATCAAATGCTAAACGAAGCATTTGCCCTAAAACGATATGAACATTTTTCATAATGTATTTAGTTAGGTGCTCAGATGCTTCTGTAATAAAGTTTTGAACCACCATGACATTTATATCTTTTAAATATAAATGGCCTAAACAAGGCTTAATATGATTGTTGTAAACACCTGTATATCCATGTATTGTATTTTCTTTTAATGATTTGTTTGTTGCTTCATTTTTCAACCAATAATCATACAGTTCGTTTACAGTCATTTTATTTTGAAGATTCTGATAGCCCATGCGGTTGTATGCATCTAGCTTGATTTTTAAATTTTCTTTTGCTTCTTTTAAAGTAGCCCCATAAGCATAAATTCTTTTAGGATTCCCGTTTTCGTTTTTACCAACAACTTCATTTACTTCATATGTATATTTACCATCTTTTTTCTTGATTTTTCTTGCTTTTGACATAAATCACGTCTCCTTTCGTATAATAAAACGCCTATGGTGTAAAACAGGCGTAATATATTTAATTAAGTTTCAATGCTTTTTCTTTTTCAAAAGCTATAATCATTTCAGTTATATCAATCATATCTTCAGGACTGATAGTATGATCAACAACTAATATTGAATTTTCATAGACATCTATATAAGAATCCAGCAAATTAGGATGATTATCATAAATGTAATCTAGGTTTTTATCGTGGTTGGTATTTTTCATATTATTGTTTCTTTAGTTCAACTACTTTGCTGACACCTTGCATAGAAGCGGTAAATGAAAGAATATCATTTTTATATGTAAATTCTTTTGTATCATCATTTGAAGCTAATAGTGCATTTTTAGTTTTTTCATGGTCATTATTAGATACCCATGAATGTTCACTAGTGGCAGTAGTAGGAGCATCATATGAACCAACCCAATAAGTTGCTTTTGTTTTTCCTTCATCCGTCACCCAATCGATAGAAATAACGTTATCAGAAATTGTAGCTTCCATCCATGTGCCCTCATTTTCATCTGATTTCCAAGTCCCTGTTAAATTTAAAGGTTCTTTCTTTTCTTCTTTTTTTGTTGTAGTTGTTTCTTTTGAAGATGAATTGTCTTTTGAACTGCTATTTCCACATGCAGTTAGAGATAGAGCTAAAGCTCCAATTAATACTAGACTTAATAATTTTTTCATTTGTTTTTCCTCTTTTCTTGTTTGTTATAGTTTGAATTGATATCATATATTAGTTATACTTATATCAAAGAAGGGTGGTATAAGTATGAATAATATTAAACTCATAAAAGATGTTTTTAAATATGCTATAAAAATGTATTTAAAATCTATTGTTGAAAAGCCTGAATGGCATGTTTTAAGTTTGTGTTTTATTTGCATAGCATTTGAATTGAAATCATTAAATTTGTTTCTTTGGAATTTGTTATTAATGTGGATAATGGCAAAAAAAACTATTTCTTAACGTTCTTTATTGAATCTTTTTAATTTTATAAATTTCTTATAAATTTCATTATCTTTTAGAAAGTAATTTAGCAAAACATCAATCACAAATAATGCAACACCAATAATTCCACCGGCAATTAAAGCAACAATTTGTTCTTTCAAAGCGCTATATATTTGTATTTTAAATGTCATATTGACCGAATGGTCAGCAAAATAAATTAGTTGAGAAAGTATATTTGTTGCTTTTACCGGATCACCAATAAAGGACATTGTAGCTAAAAGAACATCAAATTTTTTGTAGTCTAAATCTGGTTTAATATATTCTTCGCCATTTATAGTTGCTTCCATTTCAGCAACAGATATATCATTTGGAAATGGAATGTTAAAATCTATATCATTAATTTTTGATTTATCAGTTTCATCATCGTTGAGGATAGATCGAATTATTTCTATGTTTTTGCTTAACGAGTCGTTAATTGAAGAAAAATCAATATTTGATATGAATGATTTAGATATCTCAGATATATATTCAGAAGAAATACAGATATTTGATTTTTTAAGTGAATCAATCACATTTGAAAAATGTTTAAAATCATCGGAACTAGCCAAATTATTATTAAACGCTTCAACTAACTGTTTGGCATAATCGTTTAACAAAGGACCTGAAACATCAGAAATTTGTTGTTTTAAAGATGCTATATTCTCTTCAAAAAAAGAATTATAATCATACATATCTATATATTTTTTTGATAACAATGTTTCATCATAGCTATTCTTCATTCGAATTACCTCAGTATTTTATTTTTTTGAATTTTATTTTTAGTATTTCTAGTTTCTTCTGATAAGTTTCATCATCAATAATTCCTGCTTTATGCAATGATTCAAGTTCATCAGCTTTATTAGAGTAATATTCTATGTTTCTTGAATCGTATTTTCTTACACTATGAGCATAAGCTAGCAGTGCAACACCTAAAGAAAACATTGCTATAGTTATAGGAAAAGTAGTTTTGACGTCTTTAGAAAACACAACGATTGCTAATGCTGTTAAAAAAAACAAAATTATAAAAATTTCAAAGCATCTTGATAATTTATCTATTGTTTTTGTAACGGTAACTAAGAAACCTTGCAAAATGCAACTGTAAACAAATAATGCAATAATATAAATTGATATAACTGTAAATAACGAATTTAACGCTTTCATATAAATCACTCCTTTAATCAATCGTTATTTTCTCATTCAGTGAATACCACACTTTAAGCGGTATTCCTTTTTCTTTTACAATAAATTCAATATTTTCTAGTTCTTTTATATTATGTAGTTCTTTGTACATCAGTAATCTAATAGCAAATTCATTTGCTTCTCTTTCTAAACGAGTTTTATAGACTCGCCTTAGAAAATTAAAACTGATGTTTTCATCATAATGCAGGACGTAGTGTCCTAACTCGTGTGCTATAAGAAAATTTTCATACGCACAATCTAAATCACTTCTTACAAATATGTATCCTTTAGAATCAACAATCATCAGTCTTGAATCTAAAGTTTTTGCTTTGAAATCTTGATACTGGATAGATACATCCAAGTGATCAGCAATTTCTTTTACATTTGATGTTTTAAATTCATAAAATAGGGTTTCTATTTTACTGTTTATATTCATCCATAAGCACACTCCTTTAAATAATAATTATTTGTGCTTTCTAGATATAATCTTCAACATATCAGCAATATCTTCTGCCATCTCCATGATTTCATCATCAGACATATTTTCTAAATCATACCCACCAAAATCGGCTACCATTTCTTGTTTTAAAATGAAGCTTAAGGCTTCTTGTGGGGTAGAGAAAGACATTTGAGAATCATCTGATTTATATTTGGCATCACTTCTACCTAATAAGTAATCAATAGTTACATTAAATATATCTGCAATCCTTTCTAAAGTTTCATAATCAGGTTGTCTATCGCCACGTTCCCACTTACTTATTGATCCATTAGATACTTCTAGCAAATTAGCAAGTTCAGTCTGATTTAATTTTTTTTGCTCTCGCAATTTTTTTAGCCTCATTGCAAAGCTTATTTTGTTTGTCATTTTATTGCCTCCTATATAGACAAATTGTCTAATCTATAATTAAAGTATAATATATTTGGACAAATTGGTTAATATATTTGGACAAATTGGGCAAAAATAATTGACAAATGGACGAACTGTAGATATAATGAAATTGTAGTTGGACGATATGTCCAATATTGGAGGTGATTACTATTGCAGTTGTCAATTATAGAAGGTACTACGGTTATACACAGCAAGATTTCGCAAATCTTATAGGAAAAGATAGAAAAACGTACTGTTTAAAAGAGAAAGGTCGTATTAATTTTTCTCCTCGAGAAATGTTGTTGATTAGAGATGAATTAAGAAAATTTGATAAATCATTAACTATAGATCAAATTTTTTTTACTTCAAAAATGGACAAAATGTCCAAATCAAATTAAAGCCGTTGTACGTTATGTCTTAAAGCACAAACATATTTTAACTGATATTTAATAAAGTTTCCTAAAAAGACACTCTATTAAATACAAACATTTGGAGTTTAAAGAAAGGAGAAAAAAACTATGGATGAAACAAGAGAACAATATCTAGAAAGAATTATTAATGGTTCAACAGCTTACATCAATGTCAAAGAAAGAAGAGAAGAAAAAACAACAGAACAAATCATTAATGATTACGTCGGTGTTCTAAATCAAATTTTAGAAATTCTAAACATGGAAACTTTAGAAGATGAAGAACTTCATTATGTAAAACATTCATTAAGAAAAAGGTTTGAAGGTTCTATCTTACTTGGAATTTAGGAAAGGAGAGGTAATCATGGCAAGAGAATTGTATGGTCCGCTGTTTTCAGTTAAAAAAGCTGCAAATTATCTAGGAATCGGAATAACTCGTACTTATAAGCTTGTTAACACAAATATTTTGAAAAGTATCAAGGACAAAAATGGTTCGTTGATTGCTAAGAGCGTTCTTGATGATTACATCGAAGAACAGTACCACAAGAACGCAAGTTCTTAAAAATTAAATAAGTAATTACTGGTCATCAAGGAGCCAATCTCAAAAGCCTCCGATAACAAAATAACATTGATGATTTACTAACTACAGACATAAAAAATAACTAATACCATACAAGTTTTTATTTAAAGAGGTTGGTTCCTTGATGGCTGGTAATAGAAAGGAAAAGAAAATTTATGAGTAAAAATTCATTAATTATCATCTGCTGTATTTTGTTTGTTGTCATTGCAGTTTTAGTACACATGTTAAAGGAATTCAAATGGTATCAAAAATCCTACTATGAATTGGCAAATAAGATTGCCAAAGATAGAAGAGATAGAAAAATGCTGGTTCGTGCGGATAGAGAAATGATCAAGAGTGAAATAGATAAAAAATTTCTAGCAATTCTTAGAATTTCTCAAAGAGAAGATTATCCAAGGAATCGTTTTGAATTAGGTTATGAATCAGGAAGATTTGAAGTAGAAGTTAAAAACTTATTTCTATCAGGTGGTCTTACAACTTATGAGAAAGGGTTTCTTAAAAGATGTGAATACATTGCAATGTTTGAAGTAAACGAAAAGGAGGTGTAACTTATGAAGCTTTCGGCAAGAGGATTGGCCACAATCATTATTATCGGTTGTTTTATCGCTAACTGTTTAGCGATCATAGTCAGGAGTATATAAAAAAGGTGCCTATTTCTAGGCACTCAACATAACAAGTAAATTCTAAGTCATTAAAGGAGAAAATGCAATATGAAAGTCAAAAAAAGAACATATTTTCTTATTTCAATATTAGTGATGTTTTGTATCATCGCTCCAATCTGTTATTACCAAAACAAGTTGGATGCATATGAAACAAAGATTCAACAACAAAAGGGAAAGATTTCTCTTTTGGAAGATTATTACAGTGATGCTTTATCTGATAAGAATCGCTTTGAAGATTTATATGACAGTGTTCAAGAGGATAACAAGTATCTCATAGCTCAATTAGAAGAACTTCAAAAATGAAGAGCTCTTGGCCAATTTACTGTTACTTACTATTGGCCCAGGAGAAGATCAATACGGTCGTTTAACTTCTACAGGTGCTATTGCTGAAGAGGAAAGAACCATTGCGGTAGACCCTTCAATCATTCCGTATGGTTCCATAGTTTTAATCAATGGCAAGGAATACGTGGCTCAAGACTGCGGAGGGGCTATCAAAGGAAACAAGATAGATATCTTTGTTGACAGTCCAAAAATGCAAAAGTACACAGTAGAAATCTATATAAAAAGAGAGGAATAGAATATGACAAAAAAAGATTTAGAAGACATTATCCAAACAGCTAAAGCTGCAGGTGCAAATGTCAAAGTTGTTCAAGTTGGTTCAGCAGAAAATGAACCTGTAGAAAGACCAAAAATTCCATTATTTAAATTAGAAGTTGGAATCAAAAAAGAAGGTGATGAACTTAAAGTTATGCCAACTGATGATTGGTGTTTCTTAGGAAGTATTTTTCTAGAAATGGCACCAATTGATATTGACATTGAAAAGGTCAAAGAAATGTTTACACCAGCAAAAAATGCTTTCAATCATTGCTGTAATGAATTGAATAACTACATCCAAGAACAATTTAAAGGAGCATTAGAAGATGAAAAAGAAAGAATTAGAAGAAAGAGTTGCTGATATTGAGGGTTCAATCATGTGTATGGAGTGCAAGGATCATCTAGATAGTGATGATTATCTTCAACTTGGTTATCTCAATCAGGAATTAGCACAATGCAATAAGGATCTGGAAAATGGCAATTACGAACTATGAGGAGTTTTTTCCTAACTGCAACATTGACTATGTAAAAGATGAAAAACATTGGCATAGTCTAAGAGGAAAAGGAATCGGTGGTTCTGATGCAGGAATTGTAATGAACGTAAACAATTACAAGACTCCCTATGAATTATGGGAAGAAAAGACAGGCACTAAAAAGCCAGTATTTCAAACAAGTGAAGCAATTGAAAAGGGCAATGCATTAGAACCTATCCTCATTGAATTGTTCGGAGTGCTCTATAAAAACAAGTTTGAACTGGTTGACACAAAGGATATCAGTTTATCTAACAAGAAATATCCTTTTCTTAGAGCAAATCTTGATGGGGCAATGATTGAGATTGCAACCAAAGAAAAATGGGGATTGGAGATAAAATCAACAACCATTCAAAACGGAGCAATGCTCAAAGAGTGGACTAATGATCATATTCCAATATGCTACTACTTCCAAGTTCTGCATTACATGATTACAACGGGATTAAGACATTTTGTCCTATATGCCATTCTTGATATTCCTTGGGCAAATAACGGCATAGGAAAGCAAGAAACAAGAGTTGTATATCTTCACTATGATGATTTGGTGCTAGATGCAAAATATCTATTTAAAACGGAGTTGTGGTACTGGAACTTAATCGAAACACAAACACCACCACAGTTCCTTGAAAACAGAAACAAAGAATTAAAAGAAGTCAGTTAGAAAGGAGAACCTATATGAATGAACTATTAAAAGTAAATTATGACAATGACCGCATTACATTGTCAGCAAGAGAATTACATGAATTTCTAGGAATTGGAACGCAATACACTAAATGGTTCGATCGTATGAGTGAGTATGGATTTTATGAAAATGTTGACTATCAAGCTATTAGTCAAAAAAGACTAACAGCTCAAGGCAATGAAACAACATATATCGACCATGAAATCACTCTCGACATGGCAAAAGAAATTGCAATGATCCAACGCAGTGACAAAGGAAAAGAAGTCAGACAATACTTTTTGGAATTGGAAAGAAGATGGAACAGTCCTGAAGCAGTAATGAATAGAGCTTTGGAATATTCAAGAAAGCAAGTTAAAGCGCTGATGGAAGAGAACAAGGAATTGAAACCAAAGGCATTGTTTGCTGATGCAGTAAGTGCCAGCAATGAATCAATCTTGATTGGTCAGTTGGCAAAGCTTATCAGACAAAACGGATACGAGATTGGTCAAAATCGTTTATTTGGGTATCTAAGAGAGAACGGATATCTAATTAAAAAGGGTGAACGTTACAATCAGCCAACGCAAAAATCAATGGATCTTGGATTGTTTGAAGTCAAAGAAAGAACAATTACTAATCCAGATGGAAGTACAAGAATTACATTGACTACTAAAGTGACAGGTAAAGGTCAAGTGTATTTCATAAATAAGTTTTTATCGTAGAAGGGAGAAGGAAAAAAATGAATGAGTTTCAATCAGGGCTACTTAATGAGCTAGTAGCTGTAAAAATCACAACTAAAGAAGAATTTGATAAAGTTATCAACTTCCTATCAATCAACAACTGCTTTCTTGTGAATGGAGAACCAGTTGTCAAACTAACATATCCAGGAGATAAAGCATTTGTCATTTTAAAACAAGATAATGCAATCTTCTGGCAACCGGCTAACCAAGAACTTGATGAACGTTATAAAGTTGTCAACGTCATCGAATTCTTTAGACCAACTGAAGAAGAAAAGGTTGTTGAAGCAAAAGCTGAAGTTATTGAAGATGAGGTTGCTATCAACGAAAAAAACCTAACTATAGTCATCGACCTACCGCCTAATGGGGGCTTTATAGAGTCAAATGCTGACGATCTCTTAAAATTAATACCAGCAATCAAAGCAAAAGCAGGTGTGGTAGTTGATGAAACAAACTACAAGGACTTTGTAAAAAAAGGAGAAGGAATGGTTCCTTTGTATCGTAAGTATGCTAAAAAATTAAATGTAAAATTGATTGATAATAGAAAACGATACGTGGAAGAATTTATTACTTTTGAATCAAAAATAAAAAAGGTTATTAATGCTTTAAATGAAACCGCAGATACAGTTGCTGAAAATGTGGATGTATTTGTTCAAAAGCAAAAAGAAGCTCTTAGAAAAGAACGTCAAGCAGCTATTGATCAACTAAAAGAAGTATTGATTTCTAGAAAGATGATTTCAAAGGAATATGCTGATCAGTTCGTTTTTGATGAAAAATGGCTTAACGCTTCAACATCCAAAAAGAAATTTGAAGAACAAGTTGAAGCACAATTCAATGCTTTAATGGAAAAAGAAAAGAATGACAAATTGAATTTAGAAATGGTTGAAAAAACAATCATCAATGCATGTCTTATTGCAAATGTTGATGAAAAGCTTATTTCAAGAGAAAAATATCAAGCTCTTTTAAATACTGAAGGTCTTCCTAAAGTAACTGAAATGATTACTGATGAAGTAGACAACATCAAAAAGCAATCACAAGCGGTTGCTCAACAAAAAGAAGCAGAACTTCAACATCAAAAAGAAGAGTTTGAAAAGAAACAAAAAGAAGCTGAAATTCAACACCAAAAGGAGTTGGAAGAAGCCAAAAAGCAAGCTATTCATTCAGCAAAAGAAGCAGTTCAACCTAAATACACACCAATCAAGCGTGGTGATGAAACGATTGCTAACGTAAATGATAAGTATATCGTTACTGAAATCAAGCAAACGCCTGAAAAGTTCCAAGGCAGAACATGGAAGAAAACATTTGAATTTGAAGGCGATTTAGCAGCTCTTCAAATGTTGAACAGATACATGGATGTAATTAAGAACATCAATCCAACATTCAATTTCGGTGAAGTGAAGCTAACTGAAAAAGAGCTCAGTGATCCTCGAACAGGAGTGATCAATAAATATAACGTTAAAGAAATCAATTAAAGAAAGTTATGAGGTGAAATTATGAATAAAGTTTATTTAGATAAGGATGGAAAATTATTCGTTAATGGTCATGAAATTAAGGGAGTTATGTCTGTTTCATCAGAAACAGATTATCTAGGTACACAAATAGTTTTAAAGTTTGAAGGTGATTACAAATGCGATTTTATTTCATCAAGAAAAGGACATTCATTATCTGAACGTCCTAAGGAATAAACTTAGCGATAAAATCTGTAAGTTCTATCAAACCATTTTTAAATCTTTTTTCCATATAAATAATAGCATTATTTGTGAGAAGGAAGTCGCCACTTACCCACTCCTTAACAAAACCAATGGATTTTAATTCATCTAGAATGTCGCCAACATCTTCGATATTAAAATCTAAAATATATGGTTCTCGTTGCTCAAAGTTATTTTTAAATTGTTTTGATCTGTCTAACGAATAACCTTGAGCACGCCTTTCTAGAAATGTTTTATATGTAGAACATAAGAATTTATCAGCTAATTTTGTTAGCACTACTGACACTATTTCACCTCACTTTCGAGGTAAATTATAACACTAAACAAAAGGAGAAAATAAATTATGGCAGTACAAAGCATGGTACAACAAGCAAATGAAGTAAGAGAAAACAAGGTAACAAAAATCAAAACAGATACAGGAGAAATCAAATTATCTTCTAAAATTGTAAAAGCTTATCTAGTAGCTGGCGGAGGTAATGTAAGTGATCAAGAAGTTAAATTGTTCATTGCATTATGTTCAGCACAAAAGTTAAATCCATTCATCAAAGAAGCACATTTAATCAAATATGGTAGTAGTCCAGCAACAATGGTTGTTTCTAAAGATGTCTATCAAAAAAGAGCAGATAAGCATCCTGAATATCAAGGAAAGAAAGCAGGAATTATTGTTTTAACCGCTGAAGGAAAAATTGATTATCGTGTTGGTACATTCTATATGCCATCAAGAGAAGAACTTGTGGGCGGATGGTGTGAAGTCTATAGAAAAGACAGAGAGCCTGAACGTGTAGAAGTATCACTTGATGAATATGTCGGTAAAAAGAAAGATGGGACAGTCAATGCTCAATGGAGTGGCAAGCCAGCGACAATGATTAGAAAAGTTGCAGTTGCTCAATGTTTAAGAGAAGCTTTTACATCAGAATTCCAAGGAATGTATGTTCCTGAAGAAATGGGTGTTGAAGATACAACAAGTAATTTTGTTGTGGAAGAAACTCCTCAAGTGAATCAAGCAATTGAAGCAAATACAGCTCCAACAATGCAAGACATCATCAATGAAGAAAAACAAGCTGAAAAAGTTCCGGTTGATGACTTTGACCCAATGTCAATGTAGGAGGTAATAGGATGCAAGAAGATTACATTATACTTCCTCAATCATTTACAAGTACAAAAGCCTATAGAGATACATACTCTCTATGGACTTTCACTTATCTATTATTCAATTGTGATTATAGCGGATATTTAGAATTGGACATTAGAAATCTAGACTTGCCAATCAGTGAAAACAAGTTCAAAGCATCATTAAAGAAACTATATGATGAAGGACTGATTTATGGTGATACACAAGGAAATCATAGAGAAATCTATATAAGTGATTATCAAGAAAAGTATGTAGAATAAGAGGTTTAATCAATGGCTGAAAAAGAGGTAAAGAAAGGGTACACAGGATTTTCAAACGAGCTGGTGAATGATCCTATTATTAAAAATTCAAAAGCATGGACTCTGTTTTCCTATTGCCTCTTTAAGGCTTATTTTGATGATAAGTATGGAGAGGCAGGAACCTTTACAACCACACAAATAGAAATGAGAAAAAATTTGAGTTGGGACAATAAAACCTTAAAGAAATTTATGGAATTCCTAAAAAATAAAGGCTATATAGATTACAAAACAACTCCTCAAAATACATTTATAAAGGTACTTGATTATAAGAAGTGGAGAGGCTACTAGTATAGGAAAAAATCCCATACGGTATAGGAAAAAATCCCATACGGTATAGGAAAAAATCCCATACGGTATAGGAAAAAATCCCATACGGTATAGGAAAAATTCCTGCACCCCTTTCTATATATAAACAATATAAACAAAATAAACAAGAAAAAACAAGATAAAACAAGAGGGGTGTTGCACACACACAAGAATAACAATCCTTCGCAGCATGGATGGCAGATTGCTATATATAGTAGTGGTGAGTGTGACAGAAAGGATTTTAGAAATTTTGGAAAAAAAGGAAATTAAGAAAATTTTGAAATTTTACAAAAGTATTTATCCAAATTCCAAATTAAGTGAATCTAATCTTGATACTGTCAATACATGGTATTTGATGCTTGAAGATTTCACTTATGAACAGGTACAAAATGCTATTGTTAAATTTTTCAAACAAAAGAATAAATACATGCCTAATCTTCCTAACATTGTTGAAAACATTGAAGTTCCTGATTACACAATTAAAAAGATCCCACCCAACACAGTAATCATTCAGTTTGAGGATGAAGCTTATGGAAACTTTCCATTTAGATTTTTAAATTCACAAGATGCTAAAGAATATTCCAAAAAGTTTCAAGAATGCAATTACGATAAAGAATCAATCAAGATTTTACATGAAGAACATGTTAGAAAACGAAATGCTGGAGTTCTTACATACAGGGGAGAAGCAAAGGCAAGATTAGAACAAAAACTTCAAAATCAAAATAACAAGGGAAGTAGAAGATATGATAAACAGAGTAGTTTTAGTTGGTAGGATGACACGTGATCCTGAACTTAGAAGAACTCAAAACGGTTCAGCAGTTGCAAGTTTCACTTTAGCAATGAACCGTCCAAAGAGAAATGATGAAGAACAACAAGCTGATTATATTTCATGTGTTGTTTGGAATAAGGTCGCTGAAAACGTCGACAAGTACTGTTCCAAAGGTTCATTGGTTGGAGTTGAAGGAAGACTTCGCTCAAGATCTTATGACAACGCTCAAGGTCAACGTGTCTATGTTACTGAAGTTGTTTGTGATTCAGTTCAGTTCTTAGAAACAAAATCTAAGGACAAATATGAAGAACAACAATATCATTCACAATCAACATACAATCCAAATCAGTACCAACAACCAACACAAAATCAGCAACAAGACAGTTTCATGAATGAAAATCCATCTTTCAACATTATGGAAGATGACATTCAATTCTAGTCTAAAATAAAAAACTTAAAATTTTCGTTTCTAGCGAGTGTTTGTTTTAAAGATGATTAACTTTACCAATTATCTAAAAATATTCGTTAGGATGAAGATTTGACCGCAAAAACAATAAATCAAACAAAAAGGAGAGATGAAAATGCTAATAAAAAAGGATGAAGAACCGTTTTTCTACAAATTTCTTTCAATTGCGAAAGAAATCATCGGAAAAAACAAGACTTACACACCAGTATTTTATGGTGATGATGAAAAGCTCTATTTAGTATGTAACAACTATGCTGCAGTTTATGACTTTCAAAGTAATTTGCTTTTAGATGATGAATTAAGAGAGTTTGGAAAAATCCCTTATGAACTATCACAATTACCTAACGGAGATATGAAATTGGCGAAAGCTGAACATTTCAGCTGTCAAGAATCATATTTGATTGCAGTTAGAAATTTCTTCAAGCATGCGGGTTACATGTCGAAAAAGGTTTTTTCTGTTGATAAAGGTGATCCTTACAAGATTCCAAAAATCGTTGAAGTGACACAAAGATGGATTTCTGAAGAAGATAACAAGATTTTGGACAAGATAGGATTTCCTGATATCTATATGTTGGATGCAGAACGTGACAATGAATTTATTACATTAGCTGGTGATTGGAACCCATATTATTTGGCAGCATGTGATCAAACCGAATTAAATGGTGGACAAACAACCATTACATTGACTGTTTATTTCAACATCAAAGATGACCCTAAGAAAAGTGCTGTTGATCAACAAACAATGGAACTTGTACAACAACCTACAAACTATGATGAATTCGAAAATGAAGATGTTGAAGAAATTGAAGATGAGACAGTAGAAGATGATTATCAAGAGGAAGAGCAATTAGATGCACTTCTTGAAGATGCTGTTGTTCCAGAGGAATTAGAAGATGATTTCGACCCAATGCGAGCTTAATCTTGGAATACAAGCGAACTACAAGAAGTTTTGGTTTACCGTTCCAGGAGCAATCGTTGGAAAAGGCAGACCGAGATTTACTACGCAAGGAAAATTCGTAAGAGCGTACACACCTAAAAAAACAAGGGATTACGAACAAAAAATAGCAATGTGCTATCGAAAAACTACAAGTTATCAAAGCGATAAGGCATTGAGGGTGAAGATATTTGCATACAGAGAAATTCCTAAGTCGACCACTAAAAAATTAAGAGGTTGGCTATTAGATAAAACGTTTCTATGTACCGTTAAACCGGATATCGATAACATCATAAAAGTAGTTTTGGATGCACTCAATAACGTAGCATATTACGACGATATCCAGGTATGTGAACTGGTTATCATTCGCGAATTTGCTGAAAATGAATGTTTAAAAATATGTCTAGAAGAAATCGGTGAAAAAAGACCGAAATAGGAGGGAAAATTATGGGATTGTTTGATTTAGTTAGAGAAGAACAAGAAGCAAAGAAAAAAGCTGAAGAATCAGCTAAAAAAGATACAAAAGATGCAGTTGTTGAAGAAGATAAAAAAGAAACTGATCAACAATCTGCTCCAGTTGAAAGCGCTGAAAAACAAGCGACTGAGGAGGTAAAACAAGCAGTAGAACAAGCAACTGAAATTGCAGAAGAATCTAAAAAAGAAGAAAAACCCGCAAGTAAAAAAGTACCTAAGAAAAAAGCAAGTACTGAAAAAACTTACAAGTATCCATTTGGAGTCTACTCTGAAGGAAGATTGATTGATATTTCTTCTTATGGGTTTGTAGATGGCCAAGATTATACAGAAAAGGAAATCACGGACATCATGTTAAAGCACAGACATTATGAATTTGCAGGAACAATGGAATACAGCTATATCGATGATGACAACGTTCTTGTTGTAACTGGAAAGCAACATAGAAAAGGCTAGGTGGTTAACATGGCCAATAATTACACAAGATATAAATTTTACGTCATAGGAGTTGGTGGGACTGGTTCTCTTTTAGCAAGAGACCTTCCCAAACTTCTTTTAGGAACGTCACATAAAATGATGCTCGTAGATGGTGATACAGTCGAATCTAAAAATATCGAACGTCAAGGATATCAAGCTCAAGATGTAGGTGATAATAAGGCTTTGGCATTATCGAGAAAAATCAACTCTCTTTATCCAATCGAATGTGAGTTTGATGATAAATTTTGCACATATGAAAGTTTATTTTCACTTATCCAAGATGATAAGGGATATGTTCCTGTAATCATAGGATGTGTCGATAATGATGCTACAAGAATGATTTTAGAAAAAGTATTTAAAAAGCTTGATGATGTTATTTACATCGACTCAGCAAATAGTGAATACGAAGGAAATATCTATATCACAACAAAAAAGAATGGTATTCAACAAAGTAATTTGAGAAGTCAATGTTACAAATTTGATTTAGATAAGCACCCACTTGACGTTTCTTGTCAAGAACAGGCCGCCAAAGGAAATGTTCAATTTCTAGTAACCAATGCAAAAATGGCCGTATCGATATTGGAACATTGCAACGCTTTAATCATGTATCAGTTGAAAGAAGGTGTTCAACTTGTCAATAGATTTGAGACAGTTTTTTACGACTGATCATATACCTGATAAATTGGAACCCAACAGCTATGAAAAGTTTTTCATCAATACTTTAAGCTATACGTCACCAAAAGCCATTGATGATTTAACGATTGCCTTTGAAGAGGATGAATCCAATGATTTGATACAAAACTTTCAAGAAGTTGATTTACTAGATGAACATGTTTTTCCAGATGTTATTGACTATGAATTTGAAGAAGTTATATTAAGTCCTTTTTTCAACAGAAATGAATTTATAGTCGATGGTTTCGAAACATTGATTGAAGGATTATATGATGAACAGAATGAAGCGTTCATAAATGTGGATTTTATTATTCCACAATTGAAAAGTGTTTTTAAAGACATATATACAGAAGCTAAAGGATGGTGTGAGTACTCGGATGAAACATTATCCGAACCCAAGGTTGATTATTACTGCCTAGGTACCACCGAAATGCAGTTCTTGTATATCAAATTCAAAAATAAGGGAAAAGCTAGGAAATTCAGAAAGCTTTATAAAAAGAGCTATCAAATAAGAGCAATGCTATATGGCTTTGGATATCGATTTATAAATGGTCAATTTGTTAAAGGAAACGTAAGAAACATTGAAATTGAAGGATGGGAATATCCTGATTTGAATTTTGGAGTGGCAAATGAAGCTCTAGAAATCATGGCCAATGTTTCAAAAAAAGAAAGACACAATACGGAATTGTTGCAAATAATAGTCGAAAGAAAAGTAGATGATTGTGATTATAAATTTACTTCAAATGCTTTGATTTCAGCTCTTTCAAACACATTAAAGACAAAAAGCGAGGTGATCATGTAATGAGAGAAGCAATCATTCGTTTAAACAACAAAAAAGATGATGCTGAATTATGTATCAAACAAAACGAGAAGATTACATTCAAAATGCTTTCAAAAGAAGAACTGGTAAAACTTTTTAATGATTTTTTTATCAAAGATCAGCATGAGAAAGCAAACATAAAATTGTTTTCTGAAAACACGATAGGTGCTGGTATTGATTATACCGTTATAAAGCAACCTGAGCATATGCAATATGTCACCTATAATAATCACTCATACAAAATCAATTTTCCCAATGCAATTTACATCGTTCGATATGACAACAAAATCGTAAAAGGCATCCAATGTTATTGCTATAAGAAATACAAAGGCGGAGATACCGAATTATATGAATATGCAATGCCAAATATGTTGACAGGAAATGCAATGTGTATGGGTAGTGCCGATAAAAGGATTGTTGATGGTGATATTGAAGCTGCTTTGAATAAAATTATCGCTACACCTTACTCACATGGCAATTTTGATGGTATAAAAGGATTCTCAACAACAGTAACTTACTTTGAATACCTTGAGGCAAATCCATTCCCTTACAAACTTTTAAGAAAATTGAACAGGAAATTAAGAGATGTCAAAGTGTGATGAATTAAGAAAATTACTTCTTGAATGGGGTGAAGATAATTATTTGCCCCTCAAGAAAAAAATCGCATATCTCGAGAATGAAAATTATCGTTTGAGAATGCAAAATTTAAGAGTCAAAGAAAGAAATGAAAGACTCACGTTGATCATTAAGAAAAGAAGAGAGGAAGCAAACCAATGAAAATAGATAGAGGAATTGTTCAATGTGACAGATGTAAAAGAGTTTTTAAAACCAAAGAGGTCAATAATTATAAAATTTCATATCAAGCAGGTGGATTGAAAAGTGATGGTGGCATGGGACTTGTAACAAAGAAAGCAGAAATCTGTTCCGATTGCAATATGGATTTTGAAGACTTCATGCGCAATAAACCAGTAGCAGGACGTGATACAAATGACAGGTGAAGAATGGACAAAATTATGTAAGGAACATGGTGTTGTTGTCATTGATGCAAATTACAAGGATATGACACATGAAGATGCTGTTAAATTCTTTGATTTATTAAATACTGCAATGGATCATGCTTTTGCTAGAAAGTGTGATTTGGAAACTGGCCAATATGAAGATTACACATTGCCTGAAGGATCTACATTTTACGAAGATGATATGAACAAGAAAGTTGCCTGTTGTGAATGCGGAAAGAAAATCATGTACGGAGCTTCTTATACATCAAGAATCATCTTGAATAGCGGTGGATTTGGCTATGCAGTATGTGAAGATTGTTATTACAAGAATGATATGAAAGATATCGTTAAGAAAGGATGAACAAAGATGATTAAAGTAGAAGAAATTGCAAAAAAATACAAAGGATACGAAGTGGACGAGGAAAAGTTAAAAGAGTTTCTCACTCCACCTAAACCTAAAACGGTGTGGGATTTAAAAAAAGGCGATATATATTGGTATTTTTCTTCTTTTGGGATGTTTATTTCTGATACATGGAACAATTATGATACCGACATTGCAAGAAGATCGCTAGGTAGTTGTTTCCTAACTAAAGAAGATGCTGAATTTGAAGTTGAAAGACGAAAGATTGAAGCCATCTTGTTGAAATACGGAAAAAAAGGCAAAAGTTCTCAAAATGAAGAATATTTTATTCTTTATGATTTTGTTGATAAAAAGGTTGCAATTTATCCGAGTGGAGGAGTTTGCTATCAAGGTACTATTTATTTTACATCCTATGTTTTAGCACAAAGAGCTATTAAAGAAGCAGGAGAAGACAACATCAAGAATTATATTTTTAGAGTTGATGTTGAATGCGTTAAGAAAGGTTAAGAGATTATGGAAAAAACTAAAATGAAAACAGTTGGAGTATTTTTAGCACGTATGCAACCAGTACATAAAGCGCATTTATTCATGGTTAATAAGGCTTGTGAAGAATGTGACGAAGTATGTGTAATTTTAGGAAGCGAAAACAAAAAGGACACATTAAGAAATCCTTTTACAATTGAAAAACGTAGAGAAATGTTATTGGAATCTCTACCTAAAGAATATAGAAAAAAATTTCAGTATATGAAATTCCGGATTGGTCTATGGAAACAAAAACAGAGGATGATAAAGTTTGGGGAAGATATTTCTATTACAACGTTGTATCAAGAATAGGCCAAAAGCATTTCAAACTTTACTATTCTGATGGCGTTGATAATCTTAATAGTTGGTTTGATGAAGAAATCAAGCAATACGTTGAATATAGACTGTTTGAAAGATCCAGTTTATTTGCAGGACTATCAGCAACAAAGATTAGACAAGCTTTTGTTGATGATAACAAAGAATATATCAAGCAATTTTGTCCGCGAGTTGTAATGGATAACTTTGATTATTTAAGAAATTACTATTTAGGAGTAGTTGACAAACCTAAAGAAGATTGGGAGATGAAATAATGAAAAACTTTGAAAAATGGGAAAAAGAACTTTTAGAAATGGCGAAAACAAATGATAATCTTTGTATTTCTAAAAAAGATAATAAGCCACATAAATGTGTTGGTATGAATTGTAGTGATTGCTTATTAAAAAGTGATACAGCACCTTGTAGAAACATGTTAGTACAATGGCTCTACGAAGAATACAAAGAGCCTATCAAGCTATCTCGTTTAGAATTTGAATTGTTGAAACGTCTTAAAGGTGAAAAGCTTGAATATCTAGCAAGGGATAAATGTAAAGTTTATGTTCATGCATATGGCACTAAACCTCAAAAAGGAAATCTCGGTTGGTATACGGAGTCAAGAGATTGCTGTTGTTTATCTTTATTTAGTAATTGTTTTAAACTCATCAAATGGGAAGATAAAGAACCTTACAAAGTCCAAGATATTCTAGATAACTGCGAGGTAGTTGATGATGAATAGGCCCAAAATAGAAGAATGTACACGTGAAATAACATCGTACGAACTAGATGGTAGCGAGACAAAACAAAAGGTCACGGATTTAAAAAAATACAGTTTCAACTTGGAAAGATATTGTGATCAGTTAGAAAATGAAATCAAATCTTTAAAAGAAAATTTTGCCGATTGCATTAAAGAAAATAAGCGATTAAAAAAATCATTCAATGAATCAATAGATATGTTGGTATTCGCGCATGAAAATGGAGTTACAGATTGCTATGAAAAATGTCCTTTTAAAGAAGAATGTCAAGCAGATGACACCATGGAAAGTCATTGTGTAAAAGCTTCAAATTGGAAAAGGTTGGTGCTTGAAAATGGCTAAAACAAGAGGACAACTAATATCTATGTTCCAACATATGAAAACAATGTCTAATGATAATGCAATCAAACACATCAAGCATGAAGATATTGATACTACTTGTCAATATCTTTTAGAAGATAAGCAAAAGATTGAAAAGTTGGAAAAGGCTCTTGATAAGGCATGTGAAGAGCTGAAAAAATGTGAAAAAGATTTTGATAAAATATATGGTACCAGCTATGCAAAAATAAAGAATAAAAAATATTGGAAAAAGGAGTTGATGAAAGATGACTAAATTTGAATTGGATCTATTAAAAGAATTCTCTGATGATGGATGTGGTGGAGATGACTTTGATGAAATCAGTACATTAGTTGGCATGAGAATGAGAGGTTACTTTCAAGACGCTGAAGATGATGAAACTATTGATGAATTAATAGGGAGGTATGAAGAATGTATAAGCCACCAATAGAAATGGTAATGGAAGAAGTATTTCAAAAGATGGATGAGGATTTTGAAAATTCAATATTTAAAGCTATACAAAAAGTCGGTATAAATGTTGATAAAGAAGAACTTCTAAAAGCTCTAATTTATGATAGAGGACAATATGATAAAGGTTATGAGGATGCAATGAATGAGGTCAAGCATCCTCAACCTCTTAAGTTTGAAGATTTAGCTCCTGGTATGTGGGTTTGGGATAATTTCTTTACAACTTTTACAAGAGTAGAAAATACATATTTATATCCTGATGATGCTCTTGCCAAAGGAACTAAAATGATAACGTTTTATTGCGATGCAGGTGTTCTAACTAAGCCCTTTGAAGAAAATAGATATTATCCAGTTCTAATTCCATGGGAAGGAAATAAAAAACAATGGGAACGTACTATAGAAAGTTGCAAACAGTAAAACATGCTTTGCAGTACTATATCACTAGACCGAATGCCAATGAAAAGGATCTAGTAAGAGAAAAGAATTTATTAAAGCAAGTTGAAGAAGATATTGAATGGTATGAAGAAAGACACCACATCAAAAAGAAAGAGGAGAGAAAATAAATGAAAAAAGTATTAATCATATTAGCAAGCGTATTTGCTTTAACTGGATGTTCAAAAGCATCTAGAGTTAATTGGAATATTAGAGAAGATGCAAACAACTTTAAAATCACAAGAAAAGTCGTTGCTCTTAATACTAGAACAAATGATCCATTATTCACTGTTGAGGGAAAGATTTCCCTTGATAGTGATGAAGATGGAGATTTAAATGTAACAATCAAAACCGGAAAAGGAAAGTACAAGCTGTTCTATGCGCATTTGTCAAATGATGTTACATACACTTGCATTCAAACAAACGCTAAGAAAGAAAATCCTTATGCCTATGACATTCAATTCTTTCCAGCAAAAGAAGTTATTGAAAATGGTGTTATTGATATCAAATCAAGTGAGTAGGTGGTAAATAATGCAGGTTAAATCAGAAACTGAAAAGGATATAGAAAAACGCTGTGAAAAGTTGAAAGAACAAAACGAATCGCTGATTAACGGGGTGGAAGCTGCAGAAAAAACAATAAACAATCTATATGGTTTGCTTCGAGAATACTGTCAGCAAAAAGAAAAGCTTTTAAAACAAAATACAAAACTGTTAGCGATTTATACTGTCATTATCATAGCTCATGTAATCACTACGATTATTGATCAATCATATCGAAATACACTTATGTTTTATTTTCTTACAATCGTAAGTATTGCGTATGGTATTGGTTGTGTAGTCAAAAATCATAAAAGAAAAGGTGATTGGAATGAATATATTGATTGAAAAACTTAATGATTGTCAGTTGACAGAACAAGAAATCAAATATGTTATCGGACGTTTAACATGTGCAACCAACTTTGATAAGGAATTGCATTTGAAAGCAATTGAAAAGCTTGAAATACAAAGAAAGTACCTTGAAGAAGGCAATATAGAAATAAAGGAATCAATTTAAGCAGTTTCAGGAGGGCAAGGAATGAAATATACAGATGAAGAAAAGAAGATCATTGATGAAGTTAAAAAATATCTTAGAGAATTACGTCTAATAAATATTGAAAAATTCTCTTTAACATTTGAAATTGAGGACATTCCAAGCCCTCAATCAATTAAATACAGTGATGAAGCTCCTGGAGGCTTTTCAAAATCCAAAGGAGAACAAATCACTTCTAATATGTTGCGCAGGGAGCTTCTAACAAAACGTCTAGAGCTCTTTAATAAGGAACTCGATAAATTTATGCCGTTAGTATATTTACTCAACGCAGGGCATAGAAACATCATTAGAACATATGTATGTTCAAGAGGATATAATGAAATGATTGACACATTGGAAGAATCATTTTGTATCAGCAAATCAACTTACAAAAGAGAGTTTCCAAAAGCATGTTTAGAATTATCTAAATATCTTGACATGGAACACCGCCCATCACTTGAAAAATTGAATAATATTTTTTATGAAAGCATCAAGAATGAATAAAAATTTCATTCTTTTTTATTCGTCAAAATAATCTCTAAAAGTCTATATATGTCTATAAATACACCTAAATACGCTTAAGTTTAACTAACTTTACCTTAATTCACCTAAAAAATCTTCATTTTTTTCTTATTTGTGTTATATTATTTATGTAGCTTGGAAGTATCAAAATCATTGTAAAAACAACATAGCTACAATGCTTTTTGTAAGTATGGGAATAAAATAGCATGCTAAAAGAAAAAAGGAAGAACGGCAATTCTTCCTCTTTTTCTACTTCGAATACTAGCTTTAAGTAAGTGTGGGATTAGTTCAACAACATTTTAGTTGCTACTAAGATTAAAAAGAGCATCACTAGGTATTCCATGAATACTTGCTCCTTTCCTTACACCAAAGCTAATATTCTTGCTTGATGTAAATAGCATGTTGCTAGTACCTCCGTAGTATATTTTGCACATCTTTGGATGTGCTTTTTTATTTTATCACATTTTGTTTTAAAATGTCTATTTGGGAGTGGTGCAGAAAAGCGAATAAAAGCAGTGTTTCGAATCTCTAGAAATAGTATCAAAAGCCATCAATAAGAACACTTTTATCACAAATGATAAATCTTTATTAAAAGTGGACCCATTTTGGACCCAAACTGAACCCAAAGTGAGCCCTAATTGGACCCAAAGTGGACCTAGATTGAACCCTTATTTCCATGCTATTATGCTATTGTGGTTTTTAAAGAAATGAAACAATCCCATTTAATTTAAAATCACAGTTCAGACATATAGGTTAAACCCCTTGCAAAAAAGTTCCTTACGGGAGCTTTTTTCTTTTGCAAAGAACAACGTCGCAGTTTTAACTGCTGTTTATATAAATAAAAAAACGGAGGTGGTGACATGATTTGGAAAAGCACGAGTTAGCGTTTGAAGACTATAAAAACGGCATGAAGCAAAAAGAAATCGCTAAAAAATATGGTACGACAATCAACACCGTCAAGTCATGGTCACGCCGTTACGAGTGGTCAAAAAAGAAGAAAAAGGGTGCACCCCAAAATAAAAGTGTGCACACCAAAAAAGAATGCAAAAAAATAGCTGAAGAAATAGTAGAAACAAGTGAGCTGGATGAAGAACATCAGCTCTTTTGTATTTATTATTTGAAATATCACAATAAAGTCAAAGCATATCAAAAAGTAAAGCCAAATACTCCATACAACAGTGCTTGTGTGATGGCTTCAAGGTGGTCTAAACAGCCGGCAGTAATAGAAGAAATAAATCGTTTAAAAAAAGAATTGTATGAAGATGCTCTTCTTGATCCACAAGATATTGTTCAAAAATATATTGATATTGCCTTTGCTGATTTGAATGATTATTTGGAATATGGCCGAGAGGAAGTACCAGTAATTATCAAAAATCCTGATACAGGCGAGGATGAAGTTCTAAAGCAAACTGTCAATATGGTTAAATTCAAAGAATCAGCCTTTGCTGATGGAACTATTCTAAGTGAAGTCAAGCAGGGTCGAAATGGAGCAAGTATCAAGTTAGCAGATAGAATGAAAGCTTTGGATTGGTTATCAAAACACATGAATATCACTACTGAAGAACAAAAACTCAAAATTGAAGTATTGAAAAAGCAATTGAATACGAATGATCAAGAAGATGATGGAGTTGAAATCATAAATGATGCACCAATTTAAGAAAAAACAGGTTCGTATTTCAGATATTGTCATTCCAAAGTTCTTGACTTGCTTCAATGATATTTCACATGTTCATAAAATTATGGACAGTGGCCGTGCTGGAACAAAATCAAGTTATGCTGCTATTCATGGAATTTATAAGATTGTAAGCGAAGATGAATGTTCGGTAATAGTCATGAGAAAGTTTCACAATAAGCTTTCTAAGACTGTCTACAATGAATTTAAACGAGCAATCAAACGTCTAGGATTGAAGAAAAAACAGTTTAAGATAACAAAGAATCCAATGAAGATTACATATCTTAAAAATGGTAATTCGGTTTATTTTACAGGGAACGACTCTATCGATGATACAAAAGGGATCATTGATGAAGAAAAGCCTATCAAACTTGTTATTTTAGATGAGCTGACCGAGTTTTTTGAACGTGGCCAAGGAGAAGATGAAATATCCAACATAGAAGCGACATTCGTACGTGGTAATGATGATGAATTCTGTATGGAGTATTATTTCAACCCTCCTAAAAATCCTAACGCATCCATTTTTAAATGGGTCAAAAAGATGGAAAAACGTAGTGACTGCATTCATATCCATGTTGATTATAGAGATGTTCCTGCTAAGTGGTTAGGAAAGAAACTTATTCAATCAGCAATGGAAATGAAAAAAGTTGATGAAAGAATGTACAACTGGATTTGGCTAGGAATATCAATTGGATTGGATGAAATTATTTATTACATGTTTGATAAAGATAAACATATTTTGGATAGAAATCTTACAAATGATGAAATAAACGGAATTACAAGGATTGATGCATCTTGCGACTATGGTCAAATGAATGCAACAGTATTTGAGTTTTGGGGACTCAATCCTACATTGAAAACTGTTTTTGGACTTGATGAATTTTATCATTCAGGGCGTGAAAGTGGTAAACAGCTGACACCTAGTGAGTATGCATTTAAATTCAAGAAGATGTGCGAAAAAATCAAGGAAGAATTTGGACAATATCCTCGAAACCTCTATATTGACCCAAGTGCACGAGGACTTGCTGAAGAAATCAAAAGAGCCTGTCCGTTTATAAAAATAAGAGGCGCTCAAAATGATGTCAAATTAGGGATTTCAAGAGTCCAAAAAGCAATAGCGTTTCAAAAAGTACTGTTCAGTACACGTCAGGAAATGCTTTTGAATGAAATCGTCATTTACAGCTATGATAAAAAAAGCATTGAAAGTGGTATTGAAAAACCTGTAAAAGATGATGATCACTGCATGGATGCATTGAGATATTACATCATGGGCATTTGGAAATACATTAAAAGATATCTTCCTGATGTCGAGAAGAATGAAGGTGGTGAGGATGATTAGTGTTTACAGCAATAAAAAGATTTCTAGAAAGGATTAAGAATAGAATGTTTGCAACAAAAGATATAAATAAATTTTTCGATATCGATATTGCAATGTCAAATGACATGGTAAATTCAATTGAGCTATGGAATAAGATTTTAGAAAACAAACAGCCTTGGCTTGATGATGAAAAAGGTGTTAAATCATTAGCGTTGGCTCAAGGAATTAGCGAAGAACTTTCTAAAACATCAACAAGAGAATTGATTTCTAAGGTCATATCAAATGATTTTGTCAATCAGGAATATCAAGAATTCATCAAAGATATGAATGAAAATCTGCAATGGGCTTTGGGAGAAGGCGGTGTTGTTTTCAAACCATATGTAAGTGACAATCAAATATTTGTTGATATTGTACATGCTGATAAGTTTTTTCCTGTTACATTTAACGGAAGAAAGAAAATTACTGCAGGTATTTTTGTAGAACAAATTTTCAAAGGCAAAAACGTATATACTCGATTAGAATATCAAAAGTATGAAAATGGAGTAAATACATTTGAAAACTATGCTTTTATGAAAAGAGATTATTCTCAAGGAAACTATAGCTTTTATACTGATTTTGGCAATCAAATTCCATTGGATACTATTCCAGAGTGGAAAGATTTAGAGGAACATTTTGAGATTGGTGGCGTTGACAGGCCACTTTTTTCTTACTTCAAAACACCTGTCATCAATACGATTGATAAGATGTCTCCTCTTGGGGTTCCTTGCTATGTCAAAGCAATTAATTTGATTAGAGATGCAGAAGAACAATACAGCAGATACATTTGGGAATTTATTGGCGGTGAAATGGCTGTTGAAGCCTCTGGAGATGCATTTGAAATTGATCCACACACCCATCAGCCAAAACTTCCTGAAGGAAAGAAAAGATTGTACAGAACATACGATATCGATAATTCTTCAGGACAAACAACTAATATCAATGAATTAATCAAAGTACATGCACCTCAATTAAGAGATGCCAACTACGCTGCAGGTTTCAATGATATTCTAAAGAGAATCGAATTCGAATGTGGTTTATCGTATGGTGATTTAAGTGATCCACAACAAGTCGATAAAACTGCAGAAGAAATCAAATCATCCAAACAAAGGAAATATGATACTGTTTCAGCTATTCAAGACAGTTTGAATACTGTACTTGAGGATGTAGCATATGCAATGAATGTCTACGCTATTGGAATGGGCAAATCAAAGTCTATGGAATGTGTTGTTGAAACTGATTGGGGAGACAGTATCTTGACCGATACTGAAAAACAAAGAAATATCGACCTTCAAGAAGTCAATGCTGGTTTGATGCCTGAATGGAAATACAAAGTCAAATGGCAAGGCATGAGTGAAGAAGAAGCAAAAAGAGAAGTTGCTGAAAATTCTGATGAAGGCATTGAATATGATGATGAAGATGACGATACAGAAGAGGATGTAAATGTTAACTGATAAATTTTTAGAAGAGTCGGGTGATGATGTCTCAAATGACTTCAGCACATTGGAAACTCTTCTTTTAATTTGGATGGGTTTGCGTTTAAGAAATCTTTCATCTTTAGAAGATATCGAAGAAGAGTATCCAAAATGGAAAAATAAAGCCTGTAGAGAGTTTTTTGAATATTCGGGTACTGAATTTCAAAAGGTCAAGAAATCGTCTCAAAGCAAAGTAAAAACAGCTATCAAGAATGGAATAGCAATGACAGTCAGCAATATTTTTTCGAGATTGAAAGATACTGATGCTCAAACTTCTAAAAAAGACATGTTGAACAGGTCAAACAAGAATTTGAACAAAGGTATCAAGGATACTCAAGGTGAAATCAAAAACCTTTGCAACATTTCAAGAAAGTGCACCAACAAGCAGTTTATAAAGGCGTGTGATGAAGCATACTCTAAAATCGTTGCAGGAAACAATGCTGATAAAGCTATTGAATCATCAATCAGAAAACTTTCTCAAAAAGGTATCGAAGTAGTTGGTTATACTGATCATACAACTTCAATGGATGCTGCAGTTAAAAGAGCAGTTACAAGTGGTGTCAATCAAACGTCTTTGAAATTTAAAATGGATAACTGCAAAGAGTTGGGCATTAACATTGTAAAGACTTCAAGTCATGGAGGTGCTCGACCATCCCATCAGGAGTGGCAAGGTAAACTATTTTATCTTCATACTCCTGTAAAAGGTCTACAGAACTTTAAAAAGGCAACGGGATATGGCCGTGTTGATGGTCTAGGCGGAGCAAACTGCAGGCATTCTTTTTATGAGGTTACTGATTATGAGTATAAGAACAATCTGGTTGATACTGAAGAATTTGACAAGAACAGGAATGATGATCAATACGAGCTGGAACAAAAACAACGCTATTATGAACGTCAGATTCGTTCTTGGAAGAAAAGAAAGAATATTCTTGATGAATGTGGTGTAGATTCCACCAAAGAAGCTAAAAAGATTAGAGAATGGCAAGATAAACGTTCTCAATTCATTAAAGAAAGCAATATCCAATTCAAGAAAGAACATGGTGTTGATAACATTCTTAAAAAGGCTTATCCAAGAGAAAAGATTGTTACTAACGGTAAGTTATCAAGCAAAAAAAGTAATAAATTATACAATGATGACGAATGGCTACCGTTCAATTTTAAGCCTAAAAAGGAAGATAAGCCTAAAATAAAAATGATTACCAATTCAGATGAATTTGTTGAAAAAATGATGAAAAAAGTAACTATTGAAAGCGATAATGATGATTTTAAAGAAGGAATAAAAAAAGAAATTAAAATCATGCATGAAGAAGCAACAAAATTCTTGGTAAACAAGAAAATTCAAATTAAACAGTCTAATACAGAAACAGCATATGATGGTGAAATGAATACTATTTTCGTTATCCAAGAGCAATTAAAGTCAGGTACCTTAGCACATGAAGTAGGTCATGCGCTAGTTGATAAAAATAATTTATATAAAAGCGAAGAGCTAGCTTCAATCATGAAAAATGTTGTCGCTGAAGCTAAATATAAAATTGTAAAGAAAAATGATGAATATTTTCTCTACCTGGACTCAGATAGATTTATTCGTAATTATCAAGGAAGAACATATATAAATGTTACAGAAAAATATAAGAATTTGAAAAAAGGAGAACGAATAAAGATTGATCCTATTGATTATACCGATTTAGAAGAATATGTAAGCGTAGGATATGAAACATTTGTAAGCAATCCTCAATTGTTATATGATAAAGATAAAGAACTGTATGACTTCTTTAAGAAAGGCGGATTGTTCAATGAAATCAAAAAAAGAAAGTGAAAAACACACACATGTTATTGAAATTGTAGTCGATACGGAGGATACAATGACTGAAGAGGAACTAAAACAATGGGAGGAAGATGAAAAGTTAGATGGAGGACCGGGGAACATTCCTACTTGGTCTAAATATTACAAGCCAAAAAAAGCCGACAAAAAATAGTCGGTTTTTATTTTGCTCAAATTTAAGGAGGAATATATGAAAACTGTAATCAAAGTATTGTTCATTCTTTTAATTGCTTTAAAGCTTATTGATCTATTTATTTGTGGGTTATGGAAAATTCTTATCCCACTTTTTATTTTCGGTTTAATTATGATGATTGCTTTTATTTTAGAAATTTTTTAGTAAAAAAGGAGAAAAAAATGGGTTCAGATGAATTTATTGAAATTTGTAAAGAAGAAGTTAGAAAGCACAATGAGCAACACATGGATAACAAAGAAGATTTTGTAGTTTTTGTTGTATGGCAATGTAAGACATTACAAAATCATAAAGCTCTTTTAAGTGCATCAAATAAAGGAGCTATGTTTTATGAGTGCACGTATAATGGAGACAAGAAAGAGCTCTATATTGATGCTTATAAGAAGTTTGAAAATAAATGTATCAAGTTAGGAGAATAAAAATATGAAATTTAAAAGAGCGTTTAAACTTATGTATAACGGAGAAAAAATTAAACTCCCATCTTGGGGTGGATATTGGTATTGGGACAACGAAAAGAAAACAGTCATTATGCATACCAAAGAAGGAAAAGAAATGGATATTAGAGAAACTGAAAGAGTTATCTATACTTTATCAAATATTCTTGATGATGGATGGATTCTTGCGGATGAAGAAAATTGTCCTGAATTAGGTGGAGTGGCCACTTTTGGATTTGATGAAGCAATCAAATATTTAAAAAGAGGGATGAAACTTGCTAGAAAAGGTTGGAACGGTAAAGGAATTTTTATCCATTTATGTGAAACAGATGCAACAACAAATCCTTTTGTTTGTATAGATTCATCTAATTTACAAACTGATAATCCAGATGCAAAGAAAAATATTGTACCTTGGGCACCATCACAAACAGATATGTTAGCGGATGACTGGGTATTTTTTGAACAGGAGGATGCATAAATGAAATTATTTATATCACAGCCAATGGCAGGAAAAACAGATAAAGAAATCTTAGATGAAAGAGAAAGAGTTTTGCGCAATGTAAAAGAATTATTTCCTGATAAAGAAATTGAAGTGATTGATTCATTCTTTGATGGTGAACCAAAAACGCCTCTTTGGTGTCTAGGAGAATCCATCAAGCTTTTAGGTCAAGCTGACATTGCTTATTTCTGCAAGGATTGGGAAAAGTATCGAGGATGCTGTATCGAACATGAATGTTGTGTTAGATACTCAATTAAACATGTAGAGGAGTAGGGGGAAGAATAGAATGAATACAGTATATACATTTAGTAATGGTGTTCATGTTGATTCTTCAACAATTGAAAAAATTAAAAAAGCTTATTTTGAAATAGTAAAAAAAGAGCTTCCAGAAGAAGCTCTTAATTTCGAAGTCAATGATTTTATTCTTGAAGAAATCAAAACACAAATTAAAAACAAAAAGATTTGCTTATAAGTGCTTGGAACGAAAAATTCTAACGGGCGCAATTTTGCGCTGGTTAATATTCCTTCATAATTACGAATCTTTTTCAATAAATCCTTATGTTTAATTTCAATTATAGTTAGCGCTATTGAAACAGTATGAAAAGGTATAAAACAATATAACACCCATTAAATTGGTTGTTAACCACATCTTTACGTGATAAAATACTTGTGAAAAGAGTAGAATAAATATGTGGAGGTGGGATTATGACTTATCAAGCATTACCTGTTAGCTTTTTCGAAAATCTTAAAACACAAAAAAACGCTAAAGTTGATAATGATGAAGTTGTTCCATTTCAATTTAGCGAAAAAGTGTTAAAAGGAGAAAGTAAAGTAAAAGCTACTTTACCAAAGAAAAAGAAATGTGCAGAGTAGGAGATATTATTTTAATTAGAAAATATATTGGAGAAGATGGCACACGTCAAAGAAATCATCCTTTCATTGTATTGAATGACAGTGAAGGTAAAATTGAAGGTTTGCCATTTGATCTAACATGTTCAGTCATGTCTTCTTTTAAAAACGAAGAGCATCGAAAGAAGAAACTTTCAATGAAGCAAAATTTAGAAATTACTGTTGAAGATGGGGTTAAGAAAGATGGCTTTATTAAAGCTAATCAAATTCATTATTTTCAAAAAGATAAACTTGATTATATTGTAGTCGGTTCGGTAACTCCTGAATTATTTGCTGAACTTATGAAATTAATTGAAGAACTTTTTAAGGATGAAGAAATATTGGTAAATACTTCTAATCTTTAGAAATTATCAAGCCACGAATAAGTGGCTTTTTATTTTGGATGAAAAGATATGAAAGAGTATGAAATGATATAAAAAAATAAAAAAGCTCCTACTCATTTGAGTTAGAGCTTGTCATCATCGTAAATGATTTCAATATCTTTATATCGTTCAATAAGCGAATTTACAACAGTATCGTAAGTTTCTTCATCTATGGTTTTGTCATCGTAAATTTCTTTAACTTTACGCCAGCGATTTAGAAAATCATTAACAATCGTATTTCCTGGTTCAAGATAGTGCTGTGATACATCGCTTTTGTAAACATTATTAGAATCTTCGATTATTGAAAATTTGACACTTTTACATAGTTTAACAATAGTTTTGAATACATCACTATACGAATCAAAATTTTCAATATTTTTTAGATTGGTTCTACCACATAACCAATCCATAGATATATCACATTTTTCGGCGATATTGTACAGTGTATCAGTATTAGGCATTTTAAGGCCTTGCTCGTAGGTAGACAATGTAGCTTGAGTTACTCCAATTAATTTACCAAATTCTTTTTGGGTCATCATTTTATCACGACGAATGGTTTTGATATTTTTTGATATTATTGAATTATCCATATATTAAACCCTCCTTGTGTATATTATATATACTTTTTAAATAAATGTCATTTAATATGTTTAAATTATATATTTATACTTTACACTATATATTTATTTTGATAATATATATTTTGAAAGGAGGGACAGCTATGAAAAACTTAATACTTAAAATCGATGAAGAGTTACATAAGCAAATAAAAATTCGTGCAACCGAAAATGGTCAAACCATAAAAGGCTATATAACCACATTGATAAAAAGAGATTTAGGTATAAAAAAATAGAGAGATGTCGACTAAAACAATCCTCTCTATTAAACCATCTAGGCAAAAGCATTTTAACATTATTTGCCTAGAAATTCAATCAAAAAGAAAGAGGTAAAAGATATGTTAGAACAATTATTGCCTCTAATTTCAAATGAACAGAGGTATTGTGCTATGAATTTTTAAATATCTCTTGACTTTATGAGTTCCGTTTAATACAATAAGTTTGTGGAACTCAATAAGAAAGGAGCTGAAACCATGAGTCCAAGAACTGGACGACCTAAGATTGATAATCCAAAAAGCAATGATATAAAGGTTCGAGTTGATGATAAGACTATAAAGTCTTTAGATGAATATTGTAAAGCAAACAATGAAACTAGAGCCGGTGTCGTTAGAAAAGCGATTAATCAATTTTTAGGAATTGAATAAAAAATGGAACGTCCTAACCCTGAGAAAGTTAACGTTCCATACCCACAATGAAGAGGCGTTTAGATTATAGCACTAAATACCTCTAAACTCAAATTTCAAATAAGGGAAAATGGAGGATTTTTTATGTTAGAACAATTAGACAATTTGTTTGAAATGTTATCAGAAATTGAAAACAAATTAACTGACTTAGAAAGAATTAATTCAATGGTCATTGTTACATGTGATGCATGTGAAAATGGTAATGATATTAAATATGATGTTTCAAATGTCATGATGTTAATTGAAGACCAAATTGACATGGTGGAAGAAGATATTAGATCAAATGTTTCAAAGTGTAATGCTTTAACAAGAAACATTCAAGAAACAATTAAAAAAGGAGATTGTCAATATGGAAGAACTACAAATATTTAACAATGAAGAATTTGGAAGTGTTAGTTGTTTAGTGATTGACAATGAACCTTGGCTTGTTGGTAAGGATGTTGCTAGTGCACTTGGCTTTAAAAATACAAAAGATGCGTTAAAAAATCATGTTGATTCTGATGACAAGCGATTAATTCAAAGGTCGGATTTGGCGACCATTGAAAATCATCTGCCTAAAGATGTATTTCCTATTAATTTTGTACAAGCAATTCCAAATAGAGGTTTAACATTTATTAATGAAAGCGGAGTTTACTCATTAATTTTTGGTAGCAAACTTCCAAACGCTAAGAAATTTAAACATTGGGTAACAAGTGAAGTTCTTCCAACGTTGAGAAAGACTGGTTCATATGCTAAAGTACCAACCGACCCAAGAGAATTGCTTATGTTGACAATTAAAGCCCATGAACAAACAGCTCAAAGAGTTGATGTTCTCGAAGAAAAGGTATCTGATTTAGAAAAATCAACAACGATTGACAGTTCACAACAATATACGCTTGAAAGAATTGCTAAAACAACTGTAATTAGTGCACTAGGCGGTATTGATTCAAGAGCTTACCAATTAATGAGCAGAAAGCTTTTCAGCAACATTTGGAGAGATTATAAAAAGTATTTCAAATTAGGCTCATATCGAGATACACTAAAGACTGATTATGAAAATGCTAAAAATTATTTGGAATCATGGTCTCCTGAGGTCAATACAAGCTTGAAAATCAAAGAATACAATAGTCAATTATCAATGGTATTAGATTAAAAATTAAATATGAATATAAAGCGAGTTCAAAAGACTCGCTTTTTCTATACGCAATTTTAGAGAAAGGAGGTGTTTTTCAATGGCTGAAGGATTAAGACCACATCATCATCAAGAATTTGAATATCATACTATTCAATATTTTGATAAGAAAAGACACGTTATTGTTAAGAAGATACAGTATATGTGTATGATTTGCGGTCGTGTTCGTCATGAAAAATACGATTGCTACGTACCGCCACCTAAAAGCAAAACAAAAGCACTAGAGAGAAATAAAAGGAAATACGGCAATAGAAGCTGATATTTTCTTTTTTTGTACCCAAAAACTGAAAACAACATAGCAAGACACAAAGAAAACGAATTTTGAGGTGGGCAACTCGTAAAACTGCAACCGCACAGGCTGATGCGACCAGCGTACTAAAGCGTAGTGAATGAAAGGATCTTATGAAAAGAGAATTTTTAAAAAATTTAGGATTAACAGATGAACAAGTTAATCAAATCATGACTGAAAACGGTAATGATATTGAAAAATATCGCAAGGAAGTCGAATCAAAGACAAAAGAGCTAGAAACATTGAACACAAAATATGAATCAGCTCAAAACTCCTTGAATGATGCGAATAAGCAAATCAAATCATACAAGGATATGGATATTGAAGGCATCAAGAATTCCGCTGCTGAATGGGAAAAGAAATATAAGGATGAAACTGCAGAGTTGAACAATAAATTGACTCAACAAGAAAGAGACTTTGCTACTAACTCATACTTTGCGGGAATGAACTTTACTTCTGAAAGTGCCAAACGTGGAATCATTTCTCAATTCAAGGAACAAAACTTTGAATTGAAAGACGGCAAATTCATTGGAGCGGATGAATATATCAAAGGTTTAAAAGAATCGGATGCAGGAGCATTCGTTGTTGAAAAAACTAAAGATGAACCTTCATTACCAACATTTACAAAAGGTACTGCTTCTAAAGGAGCACCTGGAGGAGAAAACAATGCAAATGCATTCGGTTTCCATTTTGCAGGTGTTAGAGCAATGCCTAAAGAATAAAAAATCAGGAGGAAATTAAACTATGGCAGCAGTAAACTATGCACATGCATATCAACAAGCGTTAGAACAAGCTTGGCCTTATGCGCTTTATTTCGGAGATTTATTCAATACTCCAAATAACCAAAAATATAGATGGGTCAATGCAAGAACAATTGAAATTCCAACATTAGAAACTACAGGACGTGTAGATTCAACAAGAGATACAATTGCCACTGCATCTAGAAATTACAATAACGCATGGACACCATTAACTTTAACTAATGAAAGAAAATGGTCTACATTGGTACATCCAAAAGATATTGACCAAACAAATTTGGTTGCTTCAATTGGTAATATCACTGAAACATTCAACCAAGAACAAAAATTCCCTGAAATGGATGTATATTGTGTTTCTAAAATCTATGCTGAATATCAAGAATTAGGTCAAACTCCTATTACTGATGAAATCACAGCAGCAAATATCTTAGAATATTTCGATAAGATGATGATTGCCATGGCAGAAGCACGTGTTCCATCTACAGGAAGAATCTTATACATCACACCAGTTTACAACGCAATGTTAAAACAAGCTGAAAAATTAGCTAGAACTGTAATCATTGGTGATGCAGAAAATAAATTAAACAGAACTATCGCTAACTTAGACTTGGTTAAAATCGTTGAAGTTCCATCAGAATTAATGAAAACTGTTTATGACTTCACACAAGGATATAAAGCTGCAGGTTCTGCAAAACAAATCAAAATGTTCATGGTGCATCCATTAGCAGTCATTACACCAATCAACTATGAATTTGCCAAATTAGATGAACCATCTGCAATGTCTGAAGGTAAATGGGTCTACTATGAAGAATCTCATGAAGATGTATTTGTTTTAAAGAAAAAAGTAAATGCAATCCAATTTGCAGTTGAAAAATAATAAAGAGGAGGATGATCTATGTCACAAGTAAGAAAAGGAAATAGAATCCTTACAATTGAACCGCACAAAGTTGATGACTACATTGCTCGTGGTTATGATCACATTGACGAAGATTCTGGTGAAGTCATTAAAAAGGGTGACCCAGTTTCTTTAGCGGATTTTAAAAGAGAATATTCATCTTTAAAAGCACAAATTAAAGAAAAAGATGCAAGAATCGTTGAATTAGAAGCACAAAACGCTGATTTAACAACAAAAGTTGAAGAATTAGAAGCAAATGCTAAAACTCCAGCAAAAGCATCTAAAACTAAGAAAGATACAGCAGAAGAATAGTATGAAGGTTTCTTATGAATATTACGTAGATACATTCAAAGGAAAAATATGTCAGCCTGAATTTGAGGACCTTGTTGAACCTGTAATTGATTTAGTCAAGGGTTACGCTGAACAATTCATTGCACCATGGGCATTAGAGAAAAATATCGATTATTACTGTTTGGAGCTTAAACGAGCAGTATGCTATCAAATCGATTATCTTCAAGCAAATGGTGGTTTGAACGCTCTAAATGGCACAAGCGATTTAGATTTACAAAGTGTATCGAAAGACGGATTTAATTATAGCTATGGCGATAGGGGCAACAAATTCAATGGTGTTCCTTTTTCATCCGTTTCAGCTTATATGATTAAAAGTGAATTGAGAAGAAAAGGTCTTATGTGCAGGGTGGCCAAACGATATGATTAGCTCTCCTCGTATTTTAAGGCCTTTTACTGTTACTTTGATTCATAAAGTTGATGAAGATACTTTTATTCCATACGTTCTTGAAAATGTTGGATTTGATGAAAACTATGGCATTACACAATCAAACAAGGGTATTTCTGATGCGGACAGTGTTCTTTTAACGATTGATTTGAGTGACTGCGGTGATTTGACATTTGTTGATCAACACAGTTACAAGTCAAAAAAGAATACTTTTACGATTGGAAATGAAGATTATTTTGTCTTGGATGTGGTAAAAGAAACGGATTATGATGAATTGAAAAAGACAACCAATGTCTATTCAATCAATAAATATGCCTGTTATCGCCCTCCAGGAACAAAAGATATTCAGTTCATTGAGGTGTATGCTTCTTGAAGATTTCTGTTGATGTTGACTTTTCTCAAGTAAAGAAGGATTTGGAAGGGACAAAGGATAAAGCTTATCAGACTCTTAAGAATGCTGTAATAAGAGATACTGATCCTTACGTTCCTTTTTCTAATCTAGATAATCGTACTCACTTAAGAGAAACACCTGGTATTGGTGATAGTGCCAAAGAAAAGAAACAAGTCATTTACGATACTGATTATGCGCAACACGTTTATAAAGGTACAGGGATGAACTTTGACAAGTCACGCCATCCAAAGGCAACGGCCAAATGGTTTGAAAAATCAAAGAAAGCAAACATCAAGAAATGGATTAAAAGTATAGAGGACGTGTTTAGAAATGGAAAATAAATCAAATAAAAAACTGACATATGAAGAATACAACAGGGTATTGGATTGTATCTATGACTTTTGCAAGAAGTTGGATATTCAAAATGTACAAAAAAACATGTGGAAATTAGATTTCTTTACTTCAAACAAGGATGACCAAATCATGGTTCAAAGAATATCTAATCGTGCTGAAAAAATAAATGAAAACATCATAGGAGGCTATACTGCGGTATTGCCTTTTTATATTAATTTTCAATCAGGAGCTAAAACTGAAAAGAGTGTCAAAAAAATTACTGATGTTCTGGATGCATTAGCAAACCAATTTGAAATGGAAACAATGAATAAATTTGAAAACATTGTTTTTCCTGAAGATATAGTTCCACAGAAATTAGAAATGATTGCCAATCCTGGTGTTGAAACCTATGACAATGGCATTGCTAATTTTTCAGCACTGTATCAATTAACTTACTACAAGAAAGGAGCGTTTGAATAATGGCACAAACATTAAGAAATACTGTAGTAAATCGCCACGAAAACCTACACTACGTCAAATTCGATGGTGTATCAAAACCTGTATTGGCTGGTACCGGTTTAACTGATTGGACTCAAGCTGTAGATCCTTCAACCGATGACGGACAATACATTAATGAAAAGACTTCTCACTCAAATATGATGGCATATACACCATCAGTTTCTTATTCAGGAGAATTGATTCCTAATAATGAATTTGTAAGACATATCTATGAAGTCGGTAAAAAAGAAGTCATTGGTTCCATGTTTGATGAATATGAAATCGAAACATGGGCACCTGTTGAAGGTTCAACTGGATGTTTTGCAGCACATCACAGACAATATGAAATTCAACCATCTAATCCTGGTTCTGGCGAAGGTGGAGGGAAAATTGCATTGGAAGGAACTTTTGCTCAAAAAGGTGCTTCCGAACATGGCCAATACAATGTGGCTACTGGTGAATTTACTGCAGGTGAATATGACTACACAACTGGTAAATTTACAGCTGCTTCACCTCAATCAGGTGCGTCATCAACACCAGGAAGCAAATAGAAATCAAATAAGAAAGGGATTGTTACTATGATAGAAATCAAGATTCAAGAGAATTTATTCGATGTAAAAATTAAAGATCGTATTTTCAGTATCGATGCTGACAATATCGATAATCATTTGCTGATTGACAAGTTCATCAAAAAATACAGAGGCAATCGTACAATTGACGATACCTTTATTGAAGACTGTCAAGTCGTCATTGATGAATTGCTAGGAAAAGGATCATACGATTATCTTTTTGATAAGGATGATTTAAAGCCTTACTATGTAATCCTAGCTCTTGCGGAAGAAATTCAAGCCAAGTTTGATGAACACGCTACGACTGAACGCCAAAAAGAAAAGCAAGACAGAATCAAAAATGAGCTTGACAGTTTAAACTCACTTACAAAGGAATTTGGAAACCTTCAAAAGCAAATGGATTACACAAAAAACAAATACGGGTTAAAAGATTATGTTAATTCTAGACAAAAGAGATCTTCAAAAAACAATAAGAATAGAAAATCAAGAAATAGAAATAAGAACTGATTTTAGAACGTGGATTCAATTCTCTTGTATCGTTTCTGACAAGTATGTTGATGAAAATTATAAAATCCCTATGCTGTTTGATTTGGTGATTCCAAACTATGAATTGTACATGGAAAATGTTGATTCATTGGAATTACTGAAAGGAATTCTTGATTTCTACAAATGTAATAAACCGGATAAACCTGAGAAGAAGCCTAATAAAAAAGTTGGGTTTCTTTTTGATTATGATATGGACCTTATCTTCGCTGCGTTCATGCAGCAGTATGGCATAAATCTATTGAGAACCAATATGCACTGGTGGGAATTCAAGGCATTGCTGAATGGTTTGAATGATGATACCAAGTTCGTTCAGGTCGTTGGATATAGAACTGCGGATCTATCAAAAATCAAGGACAAGAAGGAACGTGCAAGAATGAAAGAACTTCAAGATTATTATGCCATTCAAGAACAGGGAGACCCATTCCAAAGAACTCAGGAAGAAATCGAAGCAGAATTATTTGAATCGTTAGGAATTCCAAAAGAATAAATTAAAGGCAGGTGGTATGATGGCAGATGGTAAAGTTGTTATTGATTTAGAAATCAATGATAAAAGCGTTGATAAGAAACTCAATACAGCTGATAAAAAAGTAGATAAATTTGCTAAAGATGTATCACAAAAAGAAGCTAAGCCAAACGTTGATGCTGATACTAAAAAATTGGAAAAGAAGCTTGATGAAGCATCAAATGAGGTCGAAAGCTTTTCAAAAGAAGCTACTGACAACGCAAAAGTTGAAGGTAGTGCAAAAATGGACACTTCCAATTTTGAAAAGAGTGCCCAGACAGTAAAATCAGAAGCGTCTGCGGTTGAAAAAGCTATAGATGTTGATGGTAAAGTTGATGTTGAAGATAAAGCATCATCTAAATTAGATAACGTTAAGAAAAAAGCGGATGATTTTTCAAATGAAAATATCAAATTCCCTAAAATAGACCCTCCTGACACCGATGGTTTTGAAGAAGCGCTTCAAGAAATGGAAGACAAAGTCAAATCATTCGGTGCAAAGATTGCAGGATATCTAGCAATAGGAGAAGCAATTAAACAAGGAACTGAAATTGGAAAAGAAGTCTATGAAGACTTTGAAGATTCAGTTGCTCGTGTCAAAGGTGCTTTAGGTTAAACGGATGATCAGGCGAGGCAGACTGCACAGGTCATCAAAGATGTTTATGAAGCTGGGCTTGGTGAAAGTATGGACCGAGTTGCCGAAGCCGTCGTTCGTATCAAACGTAATCTAGGAGATATGGATGATGGAACGCTTAATTCCATCACACAGCAAGCAATCATTCTTGAAGATACATTCGATGTAGACATGAATGAAACCTTGCGTGGTGTCAAAGGATTGATGAAAAACTTTGGATTGACTGCACAAGAAGCAATGGATTATATCATTGCTGGTACTCAAGATGGCTTGGATTGGACCGATGAATTAGGAGATAACATTTCAGAATACTCTGGAAAGTTTTCACAGGCAGGATATTCAGCGAGTGAATATTTCCAATTATTGAAAAACGGTTCTGAAAGCGGAGCATATAACCTTGATAAGGTCAATGATGCTATCAATGAAGTAACTACTCGTTTAGCTGATGGAACTATTGAGGGTGCTCTAGGTTCATTTTCAAGTGAAACACAAAAAACATTCAAAGCATGGCAGGATGGAAAAGCTACTCAAAAGGATGTTATCGACAGTATCGTAAGTGACATCACTAAATGTGATGATCAACAAAAAGCGTTGACTATGTCAGCTACAGCTTTCGGTACAATGGGAGAAGATGCCAATCTTACATTTGCAAAAGCGTTAAATAGTGTTGGGACTACTTTCGATGATGTTTCAGGAAAAGGGCAACAGTTTGCTGATGAAACAACAACTCCAATGCAGGAATTGGAATCAAAAGTTAGAAAGGTCAAAGACCAATTACAGCCTTTAGGTGATTTGTTCTACGATATAGCAGGTGTTGTGTTAGATAACTTTGCTCCTCTTTCAGGAATAATAGTTACAGTAGCTACAGCAATTGCTACATACAAAGCTATTACTACTGCGGCAGATGTTGCTACAAAAGGACTTGCGGCGGCACAAAAATTATTGAGTGTGGCAATGAACGGAGGCGGTTTTGGTTTAGTTCTAGCAGGCATCACAGCATTAGTCGCTGGATTCCTTTACTTATGGAATACAAGTGATGGATTCAGAAAATTCTGGTCAAAGCAATGGGAAAATATCAAAGCATCATTTCAAAGTGTAGCTGATATACTCGTACCATTCTTTACCAAAACGTTGCCTGAAGCATTCAATGGACTTGTTGAAACATTCCAAGGTGTCGGTGATTCAATCGTTGAATTCTTTGTTGGAATTGGCGAGACGATTGCATCTTTCTTCACTGAAACGATTCCAGAAGCGTTTAATGGTTTCATAGAAACTGTAAGCGGATTTGTTGATTCAGTGGTCAGCTTCTTTAGTGAACTTCCTTACAACATAGGATATGCTATAGGATATATCATTGCATTGATCGTAGACCTTGGAATGAAATTTGTTGAATTTGTAACGGTTGATGTTCCTAATTTCGTAACAAGTTTTATTTCTTGGATTTCTCAGTTACCCGGCCAATTCTGGACATATATTACTGATATCATAGGAAAAGTAGCTGAGTTTGCTTTGAATTTGATTTCCAAAGGATATGAAGCAGGCTCAAGCTTTGTATCAAGTGTTATCAGTTTTGTTACAGGGTTGCCTGGCCAAATTTGGAGTGTATTGTCGAATGCTATTGGAAAGGTTGCTGAATTCGTTGTCAAGATGGGTTCAAAAGGAATTGAAGCTGCCAAATCACTATGGGATGGAATTGTCAATACTCTTTCAGGATTACCAGGAAAGATGGCCGATATTGGTAAATATATCGTTGAGGGCATTTGGAACGGTATCAAAAATGCAAAAGACTGGTTGCTTGGAAAAATTGGAGATTTTGCAAAAGGTGTTATAGACGGCTTCAAAGGTGCACTTGGAATTAATTCGCCATCAAGAGTAATGAGAGATGCCATTGGTAAATTCTTACCACCAGGTATTGCTGTGGGGTTTGAAGTGGCCATGCCAAAAGCTCAAAAATCCATGAACAAAGAACTTGAAAAAATGACAAGTGACTTGAATGGTATCATGAACTTCAATTTGGATGATATCGAACTGAAAACAAATCTTGATATTGCAAGACAAACAGCATTTGAAAGCAATGTCACAAATGAATTAAAAATAGATTATGATAAGATGGGAAATTCAACTGCTAAAGCAATTAAAAACAGTGGAATGTCTTTCAAAGTAGACAAGCGTGAATTTGCCAGAATTATTTAGAAAGGAGCATTTATGAAAGTATATTATGTCAATTCAAATAATGAGCAAATAGATTTGTTAAGTGCTCCCTATCATATTGAAGAAACTGACTTTTTTAACTTTGAGTGGTCATATGAAACTGAAAATAGAAGGGTCACACGCTTTTATCGTGATGTCGAAACGAAAAAGGTTAGTGTAGATATCTTTAGCCAAAATCAAAAAGACTTCTACAGTGCTCTAAATAGACTTGTTGAGATATTTGATGTAGATAACGTAAGCAATGTCAAAGGAAAACTCTTCTATAATGACTACTATATAGAGTGCAATATCTTTAAAAACCAAAAAGACATGAAGTCATATATTCTTCCATACGCAAAGGTAGATTTAACTCTGGTAACTGATTCAACTAAATGGATCAAGGAAGATACCTACCATTTTTACAGCAGTGGTGAAGGAAGAAAAACTGGAACAAAGAAGTATTCCTATAAATATCCTTATGTCTATGGTGCGAGCGAAGGACAAATGACAGTCAGAAATATTGGATTCGTTGAAAATGATATTTTATTAAGAATATATGGTCCAGCACAAGACCCAGCCATTAAAATAGGAGACAACCTTTATCAAATCAATACGACGCTTGAAGCAAATGAAAGACTTGAAATTGATACAATGAAAAAGAAAGCTGTAAAAATCACAGCACACGGTGATGAAATCAATGTTTTCAATGACAGGAACAAAGACAATAGATTGTATGTTCCCATCCCACCTGATACAAATATTGTCGTTTGGAACAACTCCTTTTCGTTTGATATCGTTGTCTACGATGCAAGAAGTGAACCGAAATGGGAGAGTGATGAATGATGATGGAGTTCATCTACACGGATCCTAACGGAATTGAACAGGGACCATTGTTAAACTGCAGCCTAGACTTGGAAATTGGAATATATGACAAAGCCAAGAACGACTTTGAAATAACTGTTTCAACGGACAGCTGGGACCGCAAGCTAACATATGACAGCAGGTTCTATTGTGTTGGTACCGAATTTGGTGGGATAGTAAAAAGTATTGAAATAGATACTGAGGCTGAAGAGGTAAAAATAGGTGGTATATGCCCAAGAAAATTGCTAGCAAACGATATCATTCAGCCTAGAAAAAGAACTGATGAATACTATGAATTTAAGGGTGAAGCAAACGAATGCATTCGAGAATATATCAATTCATCAACTAATTTTTTCAATTATATTGAAAATAAATCTAAATCAGTAAGTTTAAAAAAGAAACTGGCTGATTTTTTTATTGTTTCACAAGAAGATAGTGGAATAACCATTAATTATCAGGCACGTTATTACAACACGTTACAGGCATTTGAAACAATGCTAAATGATGCAAACGCCAAGCTTAGACTTATTTGGAATAAAAATGGACAGATTGAACTTTCAGTTGAACCAATTATCAATTACTCCGAAAGCCTCCAATTCGACAATGATTACAATCTGCAAATTATCGCTAAAAAAGATATAAATCAATGTAATCATTGTATTGGATTAGGCAAAGGCGATTTGCAAGAAAGGCAGGTTGTTCATGTCTTTAAAATCAATGATCAATATTTAGAATTGAGTGAAATTGATGATGACTCTATGATTCCGAGTGAACTGAATACAATGACGTATGACTATTCAAATGTTGAAAGCGTTCAAGAACTGATAGATGGAACCAAAACAAAATTAAAAGAAGCACAGACTGATAACTCTTTAGAAATTACATTTGATAATTTATCTCCTGAAATTGGAGACATTGTAGGAGCAAAAGAATACATAACAGGTATTTCTATGCAAAAGCCTATTGTTCAAAAGATAGTCAAATGTACGTTTGAAAAAGACTACACAGACTGTGACATTGATTACAAGGTAGGTGATTAGATGGCAAGTTCAAGTGATGCAGTTGAGGCAATTACATTAACAGGAAAAGAAGTATCTGCAAGTATCGATGCATATTTGTTCGATGCTCTATATTCAGTTGATGGTATTTTTACAAAAGGCAATCAAATGGAAGCTTCTATTGTCAGCAACAACAAAGTAAGGATTGCTGATGGATTGCTGATCAACCAAGGACATTTTCTTAGAATCAAACCAGGAATGTATTGCGATGTGCCAATTGAAAATGGTACTCAAAACATGAAACGTTGCGATTGTATCGTTGCTCAATTTAAAATTGACGAGAACGGAGAATCACACGATATTGTTGTCATCCAAGGTACACCTGGAGAACAAGAAACAGTTCCGTCATTAACAAAAGATGATCTTGAAAACGGTGGTGCTTTACGTCAAATTGAATTGTTCAGAGTTCATTTGAATGGAATCAATATTTCAGGCGTCGATAGAATTGCTAGGACAGTCAATTCATTTAGTGATGCAATCTTTTACAAGGATTAACATATGAGAATTATTGAAATCTATCTGAATGAAAATCAATCACATTCATGTACTAGAAATATCTTCTATGCTGGAAGAAAGTATGATAGCAACAATACAGCTGTCAAATTCACCAACAAAAATCTATTTATTGATGGCTGGAACTTCTACTTGAAAGTAGATATGGACGATGAAGTAACTGAAATACCATTACTTCAAAATCTGTTTATCATTGGAGAAAATCTTACTCAAACAGCAGGGATATTAACCTGTACATTGATTGGCAGAAACAATGATGATAATTCTACTAAGACATTTGAACCATTTAGATTGAAAATCGAAGATGTCGAATATGATCAGGATGATAAGGAACAACAACCAATGGATCCAAACATGAAGTTGCTGTATGAACAATTAATTAATTTAAAACAAGAATTACAACAAAAAGAACTTGCGACTCTTCCTGCAGGTGGTAATAAAGACCAAGTATTGCAAAAAGCAAGCAATATCGATTATGACTTTGCATGGAAAGATATGCAGGGAACAGCCACAGAAATGTCTGATGATGAATTAGACAATATGTGGAAAGAAGTATTTGAATAAAAAAATAAATAGAAGGAGAGATATATTATGAGTTTTGTAACTGATTCAATTTTAAAAACAGCCCTAGGAAAAATTAAAGCTTGGGGAGAAGGGAAATTTGTAGCAAAAGAAACTGGTAAAGGTCTATCTACAAATGACTATACAAATGCTGATAAAACAAAATTAAACGGTGTTGCTACTGGTGCTCAAGCAAACAAAATTGAAAGCGTAAAAGTAAATGGTACAGCTTTAACTCCTGATTCATCGAAAGCTGTAAATGTAG